AAGGCCTCACCAAAGCACTAAGGAAGCGCAAAATAAACAAGCCAGCACTCGTTAGCATCCTCGAGACATGTCTTGAGACAAGATCCGACTTGTTTGGGGTACTTGTATGTCAAGTGTTCGGTCGTTTTCGCGTGTTCGCCGACATTCAAGACACTGCGCGGTCGAAAGTTCTGCACTTGCGGCGGAACGGTCTTCCTGTGCCAGCTAGCCTTGATAACCTCATTGCGTTGACGCCCGTTTATTTTGACGCCCAGTCTCCTGACTACGTCTTCCTCTCGAGGATGCTCCCACCTGCTGCTAAAGCGTTGTTGCTTAACCGTGATATCGTGCTTCACCCTGACCTTGAGTTTGCCATTACTTCTATTCCGATCGGCATCATCGCATCGTTTTTCGACACATACGACTTCCTTCTTGGGGAGGTCGTGCGTGAAGGCAAAGACATGCAGGCTAGTGCCCCCCGTGGTGCTGGCCCAAATGCCCAGAAGAAGAGTATGTGGCAACGAGGGGTCTCCCATGTCCGCACTTGGTTTGGTGGGTATGGTAGCAGCAACCGACAGACCGGATTCGTTCAAACCACGCGCTACGGGAGACATGCTGGATCTGGTCGCACTCCGAAGGGCTTCACCGAACCTTCGAACGGCGTCAACAACCGTGATGATATTGAAGCATCTGCGGAGGAATTGGCACAGTGGGATCGTGATGAGAGAGAAGAGAAAGCCGTTGGCCCAGAACGTCCGATAACGCCACCGATCGAATACTACGACGATGAGGAGTTCGATGAATTCATGGAAAGGGGCGTAGACCCGAGGGGTTACCGTGATGGGCAAATGGATTTTGGTCTGGATGACACGTACCGCGTCAAGCGTGAGTGTGTGAACGAGGAGAGGTTGTATGTCGCGGCACCTACAAAGCACATGCATGTTCGGAAATGTCGTGTGTCTTCCCCAGACGGTGAGAGGGTTGGGACGTGTTTTCTTGAGAGCGGACATCTTGTCTTCCCTGGTGATTTGTTTCTGAAGAAGGGCGAGAAATATCCTGGGTTTGTGAAGGACATTTTCTCCTCTATGGTAAGTGAAGTGACGATAACCATCGCCAGTATCGTCGTGAAGGTACGGTGTTCTTGTTTTGGTGTTCTTCCAGCTCAGAAGACTGTCAAAGGTGAGCTTGCTTTCCTATGTCGTCTTCCACTGAACGGACTCACCAACAAGACTAACATCAAATCTCTCTTCGATCAGGTAAGGTTTGGTTCATACTCACAAGCCGAGAGAGCCCACCACTTGAAGGCAACGAATGATGGAGGAGTACTCATAACCAACACCACGGAGTTCTTACAAAACACCGGTGGCATGCTTGTGGGTAGGTACTCCACGGTCGCTGGCGATTGTGGTTCTATTGTGATGAACGAGTCACTTACTGCAGTAGTTGGTGTTCATCTTTTTGGGGTCTATGGCGTTGGGGATTATAACCTTGCCATGTCTTTTTCGCGTGATGCTTCTCGTGAGTGGCTCTCTTCGATGGAGATGATGCTCACTGATGAGATGATTCAACGTAAGAGGCTGGAAAAACGAAATTCCTCTTCACTCGCTGATGGATTCGGGAAGTTGATCAATGCGACTGTCACGGCATTTCTGTTGGCGAAGAAGGTTGTAGCTTCCAATTTTGGTAAAGCTCGTGCGCGTGTTACGGCCTACTGTGCGGACACCAACGATGTGCTAGTCGTACCTGACGCCGCATTAACTGCTGCCTCCGCTCTGGTAGCATTGAAAGGAAAGAAGCCATCCGACAAACCGATTGATGTGTCAAAGTTTAGGTTGAGGCGACTCCATTATGGGAGAGCTTTGGCACTTTCGCCAGATGGCGTAGAGAGAGCAGTTGAAGTTGCATTGCAGAGGTCTGAGACTAACGGATCTTGTGGCAGGCGCGATGATTTGGGTTGTGGCTATAAGGAGTGTAAGACGAAATCGGCTGCGTTGCGAGACCCCGAGATTCGTGCACGCGTTAAGGAAGCCGCAATTAAGATAGTCAATCAGCTCTTGTCAGGTAAGAGATTCGAGTCCCCGGTCAATGTTTCTGGTAAGAAAGAGTGGATTTCTTTCTCGAAACTTTCTCGCCCCGTCGAGAAGGGTACCGTTCAAGTCCGTACTGTCCAGTCTTTGGAACTGCCAGTGCACGTTGCCACTTTGGCAATGTTTGTCAATGCCAGTCACCAAACATTGGATGATGTCGTATCCAAGCAGAAGTTTCCTGTAGGACCTTTCCTACTTGGTGTCGATATCACTAGTAAGGAGTTTGACGCTAACATCGTTAGGATATTCGGGAAGAAAGGTGTCGAGGTGGACATCAAGAGCTGGGATCAGAATCTGACATATGAGCACATTGACACGTTCTTCCGCCTCTTAGGTACCGCATATGGATACACTGACGCACAATCTGTCGCTATTCGAGATACTCTATGTGGCCAGAGTTATTGTGTCGCTGGACAAATGTTTCAACTGGAGGGTTTGTGGTGGCCTTCGGGCATATTCATGACCCTTTCTGGGAACTCCTTGATCCACGATATGATTCTCGGTCATGAGTTCAAGAGTTACGTTGTACAGGGTGACGATGCACTCATTGTTGCGAACCTTGAGGATGTTGAGCGTGTGTATGCTGAAAACCGGCTCCCACTCAAGCATACCAACGTCTGCGATGGTAACGCATTCACGGTAGTTGGCAAGACGTTCCACCCCGATGGAACTGTCACAAGCTCAGTGGCCAACATTGCCCGTGAAGCTGTGCTTGGGCGCCACGCGATGTTCCCGGACCTCGAGGAGGTTGCCGACGAACATTAGGGTGTGGGTTCTTTTCTTCTTCTTTCTTTTTCTTTCTTTCTTTCAACTACTAAACAACAAAAACAAGAAAACAGAGACGAAAAGAGCGAAAACCAAACAGACTATAAAGAGATA